GTATTCTTTGCAATAAGCTGCCACATCATTTTTAAAATCCCTTCCCCGTTGGCTGATAAACCTACGATGTCCACTAGCGATCCAGTAGTTATTGATTGAGGGTGGATAAGGTAGGTTTAAATGAATCATTAGCAGTTAATTGGTTTAAATGGTCCTTCGGTATTGGTATCCCAACAGCAAATACCACCTGTATAGTCACGCTCACACTTAGTTGCTGCATCGGCAATATTATGAAATAAACATAATATTGCTAATAAAGTTATATATCTTTTCATAAAGCCTCCTAAAATGGCACATCAGAATCATCAACCCTGTTAACTTCTTTTGGATAAACGCCAGGGTTCTGTGGTTTCCAATTATCTTCAGACAAGCTGATTAGGCTACCTTTAGGGGTTTGCTTAGTCCAACCAGCAATCTTAAGGGTTTGACCCGCTTTATATTCCTCTGAGAGCAATAGCGTACCTTTCCAATCAGGAGAACGCTCATTGGTTTTCTTTTCGTTCTGAAACAGAACACCTTTGCCCATCTGGGCGATATGACCATTAGCCATTGTTGATTTCCTTTCTAATTGCTTGGAGTTTTGATAAGAACTTCGCTGTAGTATTGCCGTCAAATGTTTTTGTATAGGCTTCATTGACATCTCTAAATGCCTTTATCTTGGAGAACTTTTCCTCTGGTGTCATCTTGCTTGATTCATGGATCTTGGCGTGCATCTCTGCAAAACCATCAATCCAATCATCCTTGCAAACATAATGCGCATACGGAACATCATTACCAGGAACATACATCGGCAATGCCATATCAGGGATGTCATCAGGAATAGCGGATAGATCGACTACGCTAGGAATGACTGATCCCATGTCTTTTAATACGGTAGGCTTGACGGTCTGGGTTTCGAAGTTTTCGACTTCATCAGGTGAGTAGAACCCCGTAACAGATCCTGGGAAAACTGATCTAACCCCCTCTGAAATACAACGGCTTCTGAGCATCGCTCTGGGAAACTTTTGCCATCCGCTTCCTGGTTTAACAAGACCAATTTTGGTAGCTTGTCCAATGGTCCATGTAACCGCAAGGTTACCCCCGACGGGATGTGAAAAAACTCCTGTAACTGATTCATCTGTGTAGTCCTTCCATTCAACTTTGCCACCTGCATTTTGGAAACGGGCAAGCATCGCATCAGCTTTTAATGCTGGTCTGCCCTGGATGATGTGAAAGTCACGAGCTGCAGTTGCAGGGTGTAAACCTTCCGCCTGTGCTACCGCCATTAGTGCTAAAACACTATTGGTGTCCTTCATACCAAACAGACCAGACTTGGCTATTGCTTGTGCCATCTGCTCCATCTCGTTAAAACTGACAATGTTAGACATGAATAATCTCCGATAAGGTGTAAATAGTGTCAATGACTGAACTCACAGCCATGATCCAAACTGCTATATCAATATTGCTCATTTTCTTGCCTTCCTAATACGCAAGTAGTTTGATACCTCAAGAATCTTAAGTATTTGTCAAGAACTTGCCTTACTCTAGTTGGCGTAACTCCGTAAAACTTGGCTAAATTCTTTATGTTTTCACCTTCTCTATAGCGAAAGTCCAAAACTGCCATCTCTTTGAAATTCCAATCGTTTTTATTTGTCATTTGACTAAGAACCTCCTACTGCCCATTGTTTCCACTACAAACTGATCGTAAATATCGGGCATAGCACTTTGAAACAGTGATGATGAGAACTTCTTAGAGCTTTTAGAGGACTTCCAAGAAACTAATGTCTGTCCATCCACTGTTCTAATCTCTTGGCACTCTCCCATAAGATTACGGACAGCCACTTCAATCTGCTCCTCAGTAGCCTCAAGGTGTTTAATCTGATTCTTGACATCCCGTAACTGAGCGATAGCCAACTCAACTTGCTGTGTAGCCGTAACCACCGCAGTAGAGGATGACGGGTAAATGATCTTGGTTTGCTCAATGGTTTCTGCTGGCGGAAGCGTACCCGCTTGGCAATGACCCCAAACTGTAGCCATTTTCTGTATGAGGTCATCTTTTTCTTGGTCTGAGATAGTAAATTCAAAGGTATGAAACTCTTGACCACCAAATAAAACAGCCAAAAAGATCCGATTAACATTGTGGCAAGCAGCTTCGTGGACAAGTTGTGCGTAATCAGCATCAGGAATCCGATTGGTATCGGGATCGAACTTAGAGCGAACTGCTGCGTTGTAGTTTTTAGCCTCAACAAGCACACCACCATCAGCACTAATGAAATCAAAATGAGATTTAAACCAAGTATGCTTTGAATGGGTAATCGAATAATCAGCATCTTTTAACTCCATCTTTAAACGATCTTGAGCCAGCTTTCCAATCAAGGGTTGCATAACATGACCCATCTGCACTGCTTCAATGCCTGAGAGGTCTTTTAACTCCTTCTTACCCTGTTTCTCAAGGATTACATCAACCATCTTGCCATTAGCGACTTTACGACTGTCACCTGACCAGATAGCTGACCTTCTAACTTGGGGTGCAAAATCTGCTTGATCGTTCATACCACCTCCATAATGGTTTTAACAATCTCTTTCCAACTGTCGATCTCATCTTCCAGATCTTCTAACTCTTGACCTAGCTTGCCTGTTTTGTTTTGCTCTTGCTTTAACTCATCTAGCATCTGAGCTATAAGGTCATCTTGCCTTGCGACTAGGTTTTTAAGACGATCCACCTCTTTTTTGGTGTAAGCATCATTGATCTTCTTATCAACCACTGGAAAAGGTGTCTTAGGTTTGTTTTTACTGCCTGGTGTTTTTGCCATGATTAACTCCCAAATGGAATAGCGGATAGATCGTCAAGATCTTCTGTTTCAACAAAAGCAAACCACTTCGCATCTTCCCCGCATCCGCTTATGGGTAAGTTACGGCAATTGTTTGCTGTCATTTTCTTTTGTAATCCCGTCACCATGTCGTGAGGGCGTTGGGGTGACAAGCACTGTAAAGTGTCTTGGTCTAGGTGTTTGCAATTAACGCAATATTCCATGATATTTCCTTTATATAGTTAGGCTTTGATGTACTACAGTTAGAACATTACTACATTACTACGATTAGTGCAATTTATTTGTTAGGTGTTGTTTTTTTATCTTCGGTCACTACATCGCCTTGGGGGTTGATGTAATAAGGCGTACCTGTTTCTGTTGCTCTAATCCATTCTCGGTACTGAGCTGCCTGGTTCATTTCTTGCCACTTCTGCGCATCTTTATCTGCTTTATTCATTTTGTTGCACTCCTTTAAAAAGTATGATCTAATCCGATTAAGTTTGTTTTAGTCGTGGTTTTGGGTCTGTTATGAATTGGGTTCTCATAACGATTTAAGACCAACACCATCAAAATCACGATTAAAACAAATTACACGGGGCTATTACCCAGCCCTCCTAAACATTGTGGTGATGGATAGGGATAAACAAGGCAGCTACCATCTGGCGGACCGTTACTGGACAGCACCGCTTTAGTTAAGTGCCACCGATAAACGATAACCACTCTCTTAAAAGAGATCCCCCACCGTAAGGCGGGTAAGGTTCTTATTCTCTCGGGGTTCATTGGGGTTTTGGGGTTCTCACAATGCTAAGAGTAACCAAATCAGTAGCAAACCACCAAATACTGCTACCAAATCAATTAACTGATCTTTACTTATCAGCCCTTGCACACGCATGAGGGAATATTTCTTCTTTATAAAGATTAGGCGCTCTTTTGAATAAATATCAATATTTCTCATAAATACCTCGAAAATTAGTTAGGTTAGGTAAGACAAATCCATAAAATCAATTTAAAACACTTTAAAACAAGCGCCAAGGCGATAAATAAGGGTAGATGATAGGTGAGTATCATCTAAACCCTTAAACGCTCTACAGCGTGATATTTGCTTTATGACAGTATCGCCAAGAATTAAACGATAACGCTTGAAACCCTTGTTTAGCAGCTCTATAGCAATACGCCTGATACTTATCAAATGCGCTCATACTGTTAGATCCTCCCCTTGCATGGGGTATCGTGGAATATATCCCCCATTTATGATCCTGCAATACTCTATCCATTCCTGGTTAGTCATCTCGTAACACCCTGGTGTAGGCGTTGCAAGTTGCGATCCATTTTCCTGCCTGGTATGTTTTACTATCCTGCCAGTTGATAGTTTTATATCCGCTCTTACTTGATCCATAGATCCTCCAGTAGTTAGGTATTGATTGCCAGTAGCAATCCGATAAGCGCCTATTGCTAAGCGCTTATCAGTTGATACTAGGCTGCTGCCTGGTTAGTTAGTGCATCTAGGTTATTGATGTAATCTGCTGCCTTCTGAGCGAGTGCTGCAGCGTTGAATATCGCCTTATTGTCATTTTTTAAGCATTGCAGCCAATTTCCGATGTAATCAGCATGCTGCAGCTCACCCTCAATTTGATAATCAGCGCATAGGAAAGCTGCACCCATTTCCGCTACTAATTCCTCAAAGGCGTAGGCACTATCAGCAAACCGTTTACCCTTGGTTCTATCTAATCTATGCTCTGCACCAGACCAGTGAGTTAGCTCATGTAAAACAGTGGCGTAGTAGTGAGATTCAGATAAAAAAGTAGAGCGATCTGGAATTGTGATGCTATCTGAGCTAGGTCTATAAAACGCTCTACCTCCTCCATGCGAGATCTGAGCGCCTGTTTTTAAAATGCGATCATCTAAGGCGGGTACTGGATTAAAGGTAGAGATAACAGGCTCAGGCTTAGTGATCTCTAGCCCTTCGATCTGATCTGAATTGAAAACATAGTAAGACTTAAGCAAGGCATAAGTAGATTTATCAGGGTTAAGATCAGTAGGCTTGATCTCACCTTTAGTCACTTGAGAGTAGAAAACAACTTGCGTACCCTTTTCACCTTTTTTGACATTGCCTCCCATTTCCTGCCATTGCTTGAATGATCCCCATATAGGTGAGCTGTATCCGCTCATGCCTAGAATTAAACGGTTAACGCCTGAATACTCTTTTTTAGAAACAATATTGCGATCAGCTCCTGGTGTACCTGCTTTCCAGGGTTTAATCCAGGGAGCGATACCGCTCTCTAGTTTGCTGATAATGTTTTGCGTTACTTGATCGTAAACGCTTGGGCGGTTTGCTGTAGTCATAATTTAATTTTCCTTGTAAGTTAAAAGGCGGGGGATTCTCACCCCCTGGTAGTACGATTTAAAGATCAATAAGATTTAGCTCTACTTTTTTGTAGTTGAGTGACTTCACAAAATCCTCTATGCCTACAGAATAATTTGAGATGATGTTTTTTCCATCTTCAAAAAAATCAAGTGAGATCCAGCCAGAATTTAGTTTTTTATTACCATTCGGATCTAGTTCTAAATTTACACAGTCATAAGAAAAGGCAGCATCTAATACTGTCTGTAGATCATCGGTAAGGTCACAGTCTGCGCTCTCACCAGCGCCAGCAGATACTAGATACCCTTGTTCTATTGCTGTTTTAACGATTGTTGCTGTTATTGCTTTTTCAGTGTTTCTTAGCATTTTGAATACTCCTGGTTAGGTTTTAACATCTATAGTCATATAGACTATGTAATGATTCTAACGTTAATAATCAAGGTAAAGTAAACAATTTAGAAATAAATATTTCTATTGTTGTTTTAAAACCGATAGTATTTGACTATAAGGGCCGATTATTGTGCTACAGTGTTTGCATAGCTATAATATATGTTTAGATCATCTATAGTCTATATAGGTCTATTGTCTATTTCATATACTGTATAGGTACTTAGTCACTAGATATATAGATAAGGCGTAGGGTAAGATTAAAGGCGGGTAGGTTTGCTCATCGTGCGCTCTTATCAAATTCAAATAGGGGTACGGGTACTCTCTCACTAAATCATCATTAGATAGTCTATATAGGTTAACTAATAGGGGATTGGGATAGATTAAACAATTGCACGCTGACTGTTTGCCCTTTGAGTTGGGCATGAGTACGGTGAGGTGCGTGCCCCCTTCCGAGTCCACCCCAAAAAAAATTACAGTTTATTGAGCGTAGTTGTGTTGTCGGTTAAGTTCACGCTCTGGTGAGCGCAATAGAACTTACGACTTAAAACCTTATCCAGATTGAAGCAATTGAAGGTTGTCCACATTGGACCAGTAGCAACACCCTCAATATGCTTGCAGTATTTGGATAGGCTTCCGATTCCCGTTACATCCAAACCCATCTCTAAAGTGGATAAACCCATGCCTGTAGGGTTCGTTGTGATGACAGAAAACCCCTCATTGAGAAGATTGCGTACCCGATTCTTAAAGAATTGAGCATCAAAGTCTGGCAATTGCCCTGATTGCGGGAGGGCGTTAATGATGAGGTAATCAAATTCAATGGGAATGGGAGCGTTTAAGGCGGGGTACTCAAAGAGTAGATCTTCCCTGCAAGCCATAGGAGAAGGTAATTCAAGAAGGTTGGACAGATGGTCAAACCATTCCAGATGAAAGTTAACCCAATCATGCTGTAGGGGATGGTTGTAAAAGTAGTTATCCCTACCAATCCAAGCGTTTACTGTGCCAGGCGGAATACTTAAGCCCTCCAAGCTAATAGGCATACCTTCAAGCAAGGGGGTGAGCTGTGCATGGTGCATGGGATTGCAGTGGTGGGTGAACTCTAGATCAGGATTCTCTTTGCAAACCCTACGCAGATAATTAAGATGAACTAGGTTATCCCCTAGATGATATTCATTGTATGTGTGTATCATGGTAGTGTATGATGAGTTAAGTTATAAGGAGAATAGCATGACTATTGAAGTAGAAAAAAATATTCCCATACCCCCTGAGAAAAAGCGCAATGTGTACCCATATAAGGTAATGGAGATTGGTGAGAGCTTTTTCATACCAACGGGGAAGATTCAAATTGTCTGTAATGCCAATTACCGTACAGGCAAGCAGTTAAATAAGAAGTTTATCGCTAGAAAAGACAAAGAAGGAGTGCGAGTATGGAGAACGGAATAAAAGATGCGGTGTCTGTCCAACAGTACATCGAGAAAGCTGGCGATCTAGCCAAAAAACAATATATGCAACAGATGTGGAATTTAGATAAAGAAAAGCTATTCCATGAGCTGATGCGAGTTCATGCCAAGTCCTCAGAGCTATTGATGGCTGCGGAAAAAGAAATCAAATACCTCAAATCATTGTTAGATGGTCCAGAGGATGGGGATGCAAGGCATTAAGCCTTGAATCAGCACGAATTGGGGATGCAAGACACTGAGCGTTTAAATAAAGAGCGCCTGATGTTCAAGACCGAGATGATGAGGGCGCTTTCTTGCAAGACCAAGAAGCAGAAAATTGCCTTGGCAAGCGAGTGGAAAGAGAGGTTCAGTGCAATGACCTATGCAAGCCTGATAGACCTTGCTAAGAACCATACAGCCCGTTTAAAAGTGGCTTATTGGGACTTACCTAACTTTGAAACAAAGAGATTGGATAAACACAATTGAAAACCGCAGCCGTAGTGACCGTAACCAATGGCAAACGACAAGGTGAGTTAGCCAATTGCATTGCTAGTGTTAAAGCTCAAACTTACCCTTGCACCCATTACATCTTGTGTGACCAAGACTTTAATAAGTTTGCCGAATTAAAGCGTTTATATCCTGATGTCCTGATGTGCTATTGGGATGCCAAGATCGGTGGCAATGGGTATGCGGGTCAACGGTGGTTGGCTGGCGCACCTCAATTGATTACCGAGGATGTCACTTTCTTTTGTAATGACGATGATTGGTATTCTCCTGACCATGTAAAAAGTATCATGGATAAAATTGATGAGGGCTATGATTGGGCTTATAGCCTTAGATCAGTTCACGATAAGGAGGGTAACTTTTTGTTTGATGACAACTGCGAAGCCCTCGGGGAGCTACACGATACTTGGAATATCCCAGGACATCGCTTTGTGGACTGGTGTATGTGGGGTATGAAAACCGAATACCTCAAACAACTGGCTATTTTGCTAAACCGCCCTGATCCTACGGTAGATCGCCAGTTTTATCAGGCAGCTACCCGTATTGTTCCCAAGTTTGCCTCTACAAATAAGCACACCTTTCATTTTCGGATGGGCGGGAGCTGTGGCGTACAGCCTGAGTTCTTTATTGAAGGCAACAAGCGCATTTTGGAGAAGTTTGACGGTAAATTGCCTTGGATCACCACATGAGCGACTTTAATCTCAAGCATTTCTATCATTTTTGTAATCAACTCAAAATTGAAACAAAAGAGCAAGGTTTACGCAAGCTCGATAACCTCATGGGTTCTCAAACCTATGTAATGAACGAAATGGCTAAAGGATTGGCAGATGGATGCCATTTCTTTGTCATTCTGAAAGGAAGGCAACTTGGAATCACCACAATCTCCCTCGCACTTGACCTTTATTGGCACTTCACCCACCCAGGACTGCAAGGAACGCTCACAACAGACACCGAAGAAAATCGAGATATGTTCAGAAGCACCCTCGCAATGTACATGGATGGTTTACCCAAAGAGTACAAAATCCCGATCCTTACTCACAACAGGAACGCCCTTGCCCTCAAAAATCGCAGTCGATTATTTTATCAAGTCGCTGGGCTTAGAGCGAAAGGATCTTTGGGTCGTGGGAAAGGTATCACCTTCCTTCATGGCACAGAAACAAGCTCGTGGGGTGACGAAGAAGGACTAGCTTCCCTGTTAGCTTCTTTGGCGGAAACCAACCCTGATCGGCTGTACACCTTTGAATCTACAGCTCGTGGCTTTAATATGTTTCACGATATGTACACCACTGCTAAACGGGCTAAAACCCAACGGGCAATCTTCTGTGGATGGTGGCGCAATGAGATGTATAGCCTAGATCCTGAAGGTCAGACCTACAAGGTGTATTGGGATGGCAAGCTCACTGGTGAGGAAAAGGAATGGGTACGGGACATTAAGAAACTCTATGGGGTAGAGATCAATTCTCGCCAGATAGCGTGGTGGCGGTGGAAGTTGTACGAAGGGATCAAAGATGATAGCCTGATGTATCAGGAGTTTCCGCCTACCGAGGACTACGCCTTTGTGATGACGGGAACATCGTTCTTCTCCAATGCGAGGTGTACCGATGCTGTCAAGAAGCTCAAGAAAGTTAATTGCGATTATTACCGCTACAGCTTTGGCGTTAACTTCCAAGATACCGAAGTGCTTAAATCTACAGAACGCCTTGCCACACTCAAGATTTGGGAAGAGCCTGTGGATACTGCTTATTATGTTATTGGAGCTGATCCTGCTTATGGTTCTTCTGACTGGGCTGACAGATTTTGCATCCAGGTACTACGAGTTTACGCTGACGGGTTGGAGCAAGTAGCTTCCTTTGCCACTTCTGAATTAAACACTTACCAGTTTGCATGGGTGATCTCTCACCTAGCGGGTGCGTACAAGAACTCCACATTAAACTTGGAAATCAATGGTCCAGGGCAAGCCGTCATCAATGAGCTAAGAAACCTCAAGCGCCAAGCCTCTGCAATGGGGACAGCATTAGGAAAAGACCTCATGGATGTGTACGGCAATATGCAAAACTACATCTGGCGCAGAAACGATACCCTTGGCGGAATCAGTAATTCTATTGGGTGGATGACCACCGCAGCGACCAAAGAGCGTATGTTGACCTACATGAAGGATTACTTTGAAAGAGGTATGTTGGACTTGTGGGATATGGACACCCTTGAGGAAATGAAAACAACCATTCGGGATGGCGGATCAATTGAAGCCTCTGGCAGAAACAAAGACGATAGGGTAATTGCTTGCGCCCTAGCTTGCGCAGCCTTTGCCGAACAGGTGCAGCCCAGGCTTATTGCGCAGAAAATTACCAGACAAGTTTCTAGGGTACAGGATGACTTTTCCCCAGAACAACTCACAGTCGGAAGAAATGTCAGTGATTATCTGAAAAAGATTGGGGTGTACGGTACATGAGAGCCACACTACCTAGAGCCGAACTCAGACGGGTGATGAAGCGCTTTTTGCAAGACAAAGATCGGGGAATCTCCATGCCTTTGTTTGCAGACCTTGCGGGGATCTCTTTGTCACATTTAAAAGATGTTTTCTTAAATGAAACCGAACCCTTAACCGAATATGTACAGCGTAGGGCATCAAAAGCCTATAACGAGTGGCTAAACGGTGAGGTAGCGATCATGCAAAACCGAGATACCTCTAAATTTGTCCAATACCGTAAAGAAGCACGCCCAACATTACATCGCAGTACGGGCTTGCAAGTGGTAAATGGAGAGATTAAGATTAAGGTAGGGATTAGCAATAGATATGATTATTCAGAATTAACGCTTGACGAACAATTGAAGGGGAGATAACAATGGCGGTAGTTAACGATTTTCACTGTGCAGTACACGGGTATTTTGAATCACGGGAGGCTAAATGCCCCATGAAAGGTTGCCATGAAGAAGTTATGGTCGTATTTTTGCAAGCGCCTAACCTCGTTAGTGCAAAAACCAGATTTACCGATAAGTCCACCAAGCAACTCGCTATCGAGTTCGGAATGTCAGACATTAAAAGCACCCGTGAAGGCGAGCATCAAGAAGGCTTCCTCGCCAAGAAAAACAAGTTCACCGAAAAAGAATACGCAGATGCCGAAAAGTTCGCCACCCGTAAAAAAGGTGTTAACAAAGATCGAATTAAACCAACAGCGCCACAAGCGCCACAAGAAGGTCCAAGAGAAGCAAGACCAGGCGATGCAGCGGTCTGGGGTGGCGGTATGCAAGGAATGAATATGCAATCCATCCTAGCGGGAAGATTCTCTCAGCCAGTAGGACCATCACTTGGCAAAGAAGCAGAGCCTACTAATTTTGCTCCAAGCCAAGCGGGTATTAAAACTGGACCAGTTACGCTTCCTGGGGGTACACTGAGAGATCCACAAAACTTACAGATTAAAAAATGAAAATACCTAGCGGAGAAAGTCGTGAGGATTTTTACTTAGACATCATCAACAAGTGTATGGTGTCCAAGGAAGAAAGAAGGGGTGACTACACGACACTCCGAGCGTATTATTTATTTGGAGCTGGTCCTGAAGAACCACCTGCATACTTCAATAAAATTCATCCACATTTAGATCAGCTTACGAGCTTTTTATATTCTGCTGAAACTACTCGTTTTTCTATTGCTCTAGGGGCTTCTGTTCCCCCCAACGAACACAAAAAAACGCCTTCATTAACCCAAGCCCTCAATGATGAGTGGTTAAATTCCAATGCAGATCAAGTGTTTTCTACTGCGTTGACATGGGCTTTGGTGTACAACAGTTCTTTTATTAAACTCGTTTATAAGAACGGTATTCACCCATACATGATTGAGCCATCCGCTATTGGAGTATTGCGGGAGGACACCCCTTATACAGACAGGCAAGAGGCGATTGTTCAAACATACTACATTACGAAAAGCGAACTCTACGCCCGTCTGTATTCCCATCCAAAGCGTGAAAGCATTGTTTCAAGGATTTCTACAGGCACTAGAGTATCCGAATCGGACATTCCTGATGCAGTAAACCGTATTGTGATGAGCCAAACCAACCCTACCATCTACGGTAATGTGAATATGGACTTGTACGGTATGAACCGTTACAAAGCTAGAGTAGCTGAAGATACTGTGGAGATGACTGAGCTGTGGGTATGGAACGATGACACCGAGGATTATCAAGTAGTCACAATGGCAGCTCCAAATGTCATTGTATATGACAGACCAGGCGCATCTTTATTCCTAAAAGGTGAATGTCCATTCATTCAGATCTGCCCTAACCCTTTATATGACTATTTCTGGGGTGCTTCTGAAACCCAACAGCTTTTATTGCTTCAAGAATTGCGCAATACCCGCATGACAGAGATTTTGGACCTGTTATCCAAGCAAGTGAACCCTCCAACAGCTCTAACAGGCTTTACAGGCATTTTGGATGAGAAAAACTTTGCATTAAATCGTGCTGGCGGTCTTTTGGCTTCTGATATGCCTAATGCCAAAGCAGAACGCCTTGCTCCAAATATGCCACCTGATTTATTTGAGGTGATCCATGAAATTGATGCGATGTTCTCCGAAGTATCGGGAATATCCAATGTATTGAGTGGTCGTGGTGAATCTGGCGTAAGAAGTCAGGGTCATGCAAGCCAATTAGCAAGACTAGGTAGCTCAAGAGCTAAAAAACGGGCATTGATTGTGGAAGATAGCTTGGAAAAGGTAGCAACACTGTACCTCAAGCTCATGCAAGTGTATGACAACACGC